CACCTGTTGATGCGGCGACCGATGCGTAAGAAATCTGAGAGATCGTCAGGTTGTACGTCGGCGTGAAAAACGTCCAATACTCGGCACCCGAAACAGGAGCGTTCGCCGAAGAAACCGTCGACCTATCCACTACGTCGATTACGCTTGTCGTTTGGTTTTGCCTAGCGGCCAGCGCAGATGACGTAATTATGTCGGATGATGCAGGAACGAAGTATCCGAGACTCGTCCATGCCGTGCTGCCATCGCCGATCTTGATGCGGCCCGTGTCTGTCTCAATGACAATTTCGCCAGCCGGTATGGTTGGGTTATTCGCCGTAAGAATTGCAGCAGTGCCGCGCTTGTGTTGAAGGGTTTTCATGCTGCCGACACACTCACGTTAGAAAACATTTGATAAACGAGATAGTTCGCAGTGAACGTGATTACGTCACCAGAAACAACTGACACAGTTCTTGTGAAAGTGCCGTTAGCCAGGCTTGTGTAGACGACACTTCCGTTTTTCTTGATAATTGAGAAATTTCCGTTCCCGTCATCGTCGGTATGCGTCCACCCAAGCGTGACAGTTGCTGTGCCGCTTGCTGTCCATGTGTAATGACTCAATCCATCAGCGGCATCTAGGTAAATCCCTGCCACTCTTGAGAACGGGCTGGCAGTTGTTCCCGTGCCACTAAACGAGCTAGTGCCGTTGTCGCGGGCAATCGCAATCAGAGAACTTGATCCAGAAACCGAGGTGCTGCTTGATGTCACATAGGAGCCAGTTCCGACCGAATTTACTGCGGCAACTCTAAACAGATAGGTGCCAGTTGCTAGGCTTGTAATCGTTGCAGACGTTGCCGTAGATGCAGAGTGAGAATACGTCGAATATGACGAGCCAGCATTGATGCTGTACTGAATCGTGTAATCTGTGAGAGCCACGCCACCAGTATTTGTTGGTGCAGTCCAAGACAAAGCGGCCTGCCCTGCTGATGGCGTGACGGTCAGCCCTGTCGGAGCCGCCGGAGCTATTGCCGAGTATGCTCCGCAATCGTAGGCGTAGCCGTCAGCAATCGTGGCTGCAGGGGCAAACGAAGTCACCACACCAGATCCGTTGCGGTAGAAGATTTTCCCATCCGCCTCGTTGATGGCAATCTGTCCAGACGCAAGCGCAGACGGCACCGCAGACGGTGTAGTTGAACGCAGGATCTTGATGACATTTGCCATGCTCAGAACGTCCCGGCGTCAATCGTACTGTTGCCGTCTAGGTAGTCGGTGCCAGCGACAGCCGCTGAATATGCCGATCCGTTGCCCTTGAGAAGGCCAGAGACGGCTGACGAGAGCCCGGTGCCGCCGTACCCCACGGCGACCGTTGTGCCCTGCCAAGTACCGGTGCCGATCGTGCCCACGCTCGTCAGGCTCGAGGAGACGACGCCCGAGCCGATGGCCGTGGCGCTCAACACGTTGGTGCCAGCAATCTTGTAGGACTTGGCTGAAGCCAGGTCAAAGTGCGTCGAGCTCGTCCAAGCCGCCGTTGCCGCTACCCAGTTCAGCGTGTAATCGGCAGCGGCGTGAATCGTGATGCCGCCACCGTCTGCAGCTGCGTCCGTGGTTGAGCCCTTCGCAAGCTCAATGTTCTTGTCGGCAGTCGTCAGCGTTGTTGAGTTGATCGTCGTCGTTGTGCCGTTCACGGTCAGATTTCCGCCGACGACCACGTTGCCGGTAAACGACGCACCAGCGAGAGCAGCGTAGCCAGAGAGGTCAACGCTCACGCCAGCCACGGCAGTCGCCACATATGCTTGCGTTGCAAACGCACCGCTGCCGCCAATGGCAATGACGGAGGTCGCAGATCCACCTGCGCCGCCGGTGCCTGTGCCGTAGTAGAGAATGTTCGTCTGCTCGTTAAATGCGAGCTCCGCATTCTGCAGGCTAGAAGGAGCCCCAGCACCGCCACCGCTTGCACGTCGTTTGATGCGAATTGTGTTGGACATCAGTAGGAGCCTCCATCTGTGATTGCTTGTTCAAGCGCCGTCCACGTAGTCAGGTCGCTTTCCATTCGGTAGATCAGTCCGCTCGCAGACACGTAGACCAGCATTCCGGGCTCTCTCCGCAGCAGCGGAATAGCGTCTCTCTCGGTTGTGCTTGCCACCGATCGGTAGCCACCTTTTCCGTACAATGCGTAGTGCGTGGCGTACTGATCGGTCGTGTCGAATGGCACGACCGGCGCGATTAGGTTGGTGCCTTGAATGCTTGCCATGAGTCAACTCACCACCAGAGTGACTGTGCCTGTGATTGGATACGTTGAGCGATAGATGCCGTAGCTCGCGGCAGACTGACCGCTGAAAGCGATGGTCCGCGTTGTTGTCTCCCAGGCCGATGACGTCAGGCCGCCAACCGCAAACGTCGGCACGCCGAAAGACGTTGGCAGGACCACGTACAGATACGCCGTAGCAGCCGTGATCGTGCGGGCCTGTGCCCGAGAGCCTCCAAGGTCGCTAGACAGGCTGGAGACGATTTGAGCGTCCGTAATGGCGTCGCCAGCAAACGAGCCCCAGAAGCGACGCAGGAGCGTCGGAACGGCCTGCGAGGACTCAGCCGTTGCAATGGTATGAACTCGCACCGTTTGCCGGAAGGCGTCGCCATAGTGAAACAGCGGCACGCCACGCGGGCTGGAGACGTCATAGGTGACGTCAACGCCGTTGATCGTCTCCACGATTTTGTCATGCCGCATCGGCTCGCCAAACGGGAGCGTCCCCGCCCGAATCATGTAGTCACGGCTCTCCCACGTCTCAACGACGCCGGATGTGCCTTGAGCCTCAAAGCGACTGGTGCCAATGGTGGCGTTGACCACGCCGTAATCCATGCCGCGATAATAGCGACACGACTTCGCCGCACCCGCTGCCAGTTGGTCAGCGAGCCAAGACGCACCGCTGGCAAGTAGGTCGGACATGCGCACCTCTTCCTACAAGACCGCTGGCGGCGCGGAAAGGATGACGCGACCGCCAGCGGCTTGCAGTGTGGACCGGAAATCAGCCGAGGTAGTTGATCGCCACCTTGACCAGAACGTCGGACGAAGCAGCCGCTTCGATCGCGTTGCCAGCACGCTTGTTGCTGCCAGCCGTGGTCGTGATGACGTTCGCAGTCGCATCCCAGTAGACGGTAACGCCAGCGCCGATAGCGCTGCCGCTCGCCTTCGGAAGGATAAACGCGCCTTCAACGGCGAGAGAGCCCTTCACGTTTGCCGGAATCGGACGGTCAGCGATGCAGAACAGATCGCCGAGCACGACCACGTCGCCAACGCCGACAGCGGAGGACGGCGTGTAGTCAATATGGTCTGGATCACACTGGTATGCCTGAGCAAAGCCCATAAAAATCACCTCGTTTCTTTGGTTGAAAGGTTTTTGTCGTCATGCCGCCGGGCGGGTTTTGACTCCCGCCCGGCGGTCACGGTTTGCAGTTGTCAGTCTCAAGCGGTCGCCATGCGGAGGCACGACAGCGGCTCGGCCTTGGTCACGCCGAAGTCCATGTACCCACGCATCATCACGCCAAGCGTCTGATAGTCAGGGGCCATCTGCTCGATGATGGGAGCCTGCTGACCGTTCAGGAACACGACGTCAAGCGCTGGCAGATCGGCAGCGTCGGCGAGCAGCCACCACGTTGAGGACGACGTGAGGTAGTTGCTGACGAGCACCCGATAGCGACCGGCGAGGACGTTTGCCGACGGCTCGACCACCTTGCTCGACGTGCTGCCGAGCGAGGAGGCGATGAGCGCCGACGTGGTCATCAGCCGAGCAGCCGTAAGCTCGAGCTCCGGCGGCACCAGCAGCACGCGAGGCGGAATCGACAGCGGATTGCCGTCGGGGTCGTTCAACTTGCGGAACGCAGTCGTAGCAGCCGAAAGGCTGTCGAACGACAGGGCGTTGCCGCTACCAGCCGAAACCGACTGGTAGTAGCTCGAGTTGCTGCCCTGGAACTCGCCCCAGATGACTTCGTTGAGGCTGAGAGCCGCACCACGACCGATCCGCTGCGGGATCTGCGAGAGAGCGTTCAGATCGTCGTTGATCATGTCCTGACGAGTCAGGCTGGTCGTGATGCCGTAGGTCTCGGCACTCAGCGAACGCTTGTAGTCAGAACCCTGTGCCAGCTTCAGATCGCCAGCGTTGCCGACCTTCTGAAACTTGAACGAGCCGTTCAGGCGGAAGAGGTTGATCGCCTTGAAGTCGTTCACGCTGCGGATGGCAGAAACGTCCTGCCAAACGCTCTCGACGGCGTTGAAGCCGTTGAGCAGGAACTTGTTGACCACCGCCGACAGCAGCTGGCTGATGTCCTGCGTGGCAAACGCCGCCTTGAGCACCGGCTCGACGTTGGACGCCGAAATCCGGTTGGAGCCGGTGTAGCCGTTGGCACGAGCGGCTTCAATCAGCACTTCGCCGATGGAAGTGCTCCGCTTCGCCTTGTCAGCCGCCTCAAGCGTCCGGTCGTCAAAGGACTTATCAACGTTGGGCAGACCGCCCTGGAGGCACAGAGCCGCCTCAATCACCTTGCCCGAGGGCAACTCTTCAACGACGTGAACCGCCGGGGCGCGGCTTTCACGGGTCGCAATGACCTGCTTCATAGCATCCATTTCCTTTTGCATGGCTTCGATCTTGGACTCAAACGCAGAAACG